TGAGCCGATCGATTTTTGTCGCTCGGTCTACCCATGTTCGGTTCATCCTCCTCTACTAGATGCGGTACGTGTCTACTTTCCACGCCGCCGCACGAGTTTCTTTAATTCCCAATCACCGTGAAAATCCACGTCTGACAACCACGCCAGACATCTTTCGTTTGAAACCGCTCGCCTTCGATCCTGGCATCGGCCGACCCTTGCGCTTCATCCCGAACGTTGCCTTAAGCACACGATCAGCCTTGGCCATGCGCGGATTGTCCTCTTCGAACGTCTTCCTCGTCGCGCAGACATCGCAATAGCATTTGCAGTTTGCGAGCGTTGGTTCGCCGCCGAGCCCGTCTGGTTGGACGTGTTCGAAGATCAAATGGCCGGCGCGGATCACCTTGCCGCAGCCTTGGGCCTCGCATTTCGGAATGCCGTCAGGCTTGCAGGAGCGGGCGAAAGCGGCCTTCTTGATGGCTTGTGGAAACTCGGTGCGTTTCTCGCCTCGCAAATTCATGCTACCTCAAGCTCCCGAAACTTCACGCCATGCTCGGCGCCGAAGGCATAGATCAGTTCAATGAGATCTCCCATCTCGGACTTTGACAGGTCCGATGACGACCTGCCAAGCTCCACGAAACCGGTCCCATCAATGTTCGGCACGGTCCGCGTCTCGCGCTTCAAGGCATCGAGAAAAACCAGTTTCCAGTCATTAGGCGTCAGCTTGACACCGTGCCAGTGAACTTGCGTGGCTACCTCTGTGAGCATGGCCCACATGCGATCATTCTGAGGGAGCGAGCGCTTCGCCTCCTTGAACTCCACCCGCGTTCCACTCGGAAGCTTCGCGGCCCAATTGGCGGCCCGCTCGCGCTCGGCCCGGCTATTGAGGATGATCGCCGCCCGGCTCATGCTGCTTCCTGTCCGTATAGGCTATTGAGCTGCGAAAGCTTGACGGCGAGTTCAAGAAGGAAACCGGCGACCTCGTTTTCGAGCTCTGCAATCCGCCTGTCATCGCGGGGCACTCGCCGCACGAACAACCGCATATGCTCTGGCATGCGAGGATCGTAGGACACGAAATCGCACCACTCACGGCCCGTGCAGGCCATCTGGAATTGGATCTGAGTTTCGTACTTGGCGGGGACGGCCTGGCCGAGCAGTGTTTCCAGATGGGTTGCGGTTTGAGGACACTTGATCTCGACTAGGCCGTCATCGCCGACCAAGCCATCGGGGCTGCATCCGGCTTGGCCAATCTTGGGGTGGGGAACGAACGCGACTTCATCGACCGTGACACTCTGGTAGAAGCAATAGGCGTCGCGCGCTTCCGGCTCGGTCTCGGTGCCGTGCTGCATGGCCGCGTTCGTGTAGGACTCCGCTGGCGTGCCCGTCAGCCGCTCCGCGATGAGTTGAGCGGCGTAGTTCGCCCGGCTGGTGCTATATCCGCTCTTGGTCTTGGCAACCACGTCAGCAACACGGGAAGCCGTGACCTTTCCGAGCCGCAATTGCTTCCAGGCATCGCTGCCTTGGGTGATTTCCTCGGTCATACCGTCTTCCTTTTCTTGTTCAAGGCGGCGACGGCGCGCGGAAAGTCCTTCGTCGAGATGTCGGCAAAGCCGCCAACCTTGAAGTACCGGCAGAACGCTTCCTTGTCGGCTCCAACCTCATCGGCCAGAGCGACTAGCTCCTCGACCTGTTCGAGGCCGATTGCGTCTCCGGTAGACATCGCCCCGTCATCGTCCTTCGCCGCCGCAAGCCCCAGCATCTGCACCAGAGAATAGCGCTGCAGGTACGTCAGCGTCGATCCGATCGCCTGAATGGCGTTCTTGTTCCCCGAGGTATCGGCACCGGCCGTCAATGCAGTCTCTTCGCTGTGGCCATGGCCGAACAGCACGCACGTCACCGTGATTGTCTTCTCGGTCTGTAGCGTCTTGAAACGGTAGGACAGGCCATGCTTTCCCAAGATCGGATCAATGGTCTTGGCAATAGCCGCGAAGTCCGCATACTTCTTGTCATTGTGGCCGGTGGCGTTGCGGATCACGATCGGGATTTCACCCTTGGCAGCAGCGAGCGCGTGCTCGAACGCCTTGCGAGCATTGCCGGCTTCCCAGCGCTCCTGAAGGTTCATCAGCTTCTCGATCATGTCGAGATCGGCACCGGATGAGACTGCTCGGTTGAGCATGTCCATCGGCGTAATCGCCAATGCCTGCTGTGGTTCGATCTTCTCGATACTCATATTTTTGTCCTTATATTTTTGCGAGCAGGAGTCGTGATCGCTTTTAGCGCGCTCCATCCGAACTCAATCCGCTTATAGACAACCCTGTGATCTAGCCCCGCTATCGCAGCAGCTTCTTTGAGTGACATGGTCTTTCCGAGGTAGCAGATCAATTTAGTGGTTCGCCGGTTATTTCCTTGTTCCTTGCGCGTTGCCCATCGACAATTTTTTGGTTCGTAATTGCCGTTATTATCGATGCGATCCAGCGAGTAATGAGGGCCTGGGCGAGAACCCATATCTGCCAAAAAGTTTTCGTATTTCTTCCACCGTTCGCATATTGAGATACCCCGACCTCCGTAGTTTTGGTATGCACGGCAGCTAGAGTTTTGGCATCGCTGCTTCATTGCGCGCCAAGCCAAATATTCCGGCGCTTTCAAAAGCAGACTCACATCTTCCGCTCCAGGCATTGCCGTATAATCTCAAGATCCCGCTCGAACTCGTCGTCCGGAAACCGGCGCTCTTCTGGCTTGATTGCCCGCTGCGCTTGCCAATAGCGCAGCAGCTCGTTCGCGCGATCCTGCGGGCTCATTGCTCGCACTCCCAATTCTTTCGCAAATCATGAGCCTGATCGAACGCAGCCGCCTGCCTGTCGAAATCCTCCGGATCTTCATGTCCGATGGATTCGACGAGATCGGCGATAGCTGCAAATCTTGTGTGGCCATATCCGCGCACTCGGCCGTCTTCGCGCTCGAGATGGGCGCCGAACTCGCCGTTCGGGCAAAGCCCGGTGATCACGTCGCCGTTGTCGAAGTGGTGGGTGCGTAGGTTTTCCATCACGCGGCCCGTCGTGCGGTGAAGCGCGGGCTGAAGCTTTCCAGCTTACCGGTGTTGCGGTTCAAGTGCCGTGCAATGCCGGCAACGTCGTGAACAAAGTTGAACTGATCGGCGGCGAGAAGATCTGCCAGCCGCAACGGCTGTTTTTCGTGAACCGCCGTCAGGTCCATTATGCAAGTAAGCATGGAATATGCGCGGCGGCTGATCAGTCCGACCTGATCGGCGCGCTCAGCGATCTCGTGGATCAGGTTGCGGTCTTCGAAGGTCATGGCGGCTCTCCATCAGCGATCTGATGGGAGCATCCTAATTTGCGTCGTGCAAACTAGTCAAGAGAATTGTTTGCCCACTGCAAACTTTATTTTCCGGCCGCCTTGCGCGGCTTCGGATGTGGCATCTCGGTACCGCGTCCGATCTTGGCCATGGTTTGGATCGCAGATTGCTGCAGATCGCCAAAAAACAGCCAGTCGATCGACATGCCCCACTTGCTGCGAATGATGCAGGCCGTCTCAAAAGTCAGCGGCCTGGCGCCAGTTTTGTAGAGATTATAGGTGCTTTTGTCGATGCCCAGCGCCTCCGCAAAAGCGACTTGGGTCTTAAACCCCAGCTCAATGCGAAGGTCTTCGAGGCGCCGGCCGATAACGTCGGGTGGATCAATCATAGAGGCGATTTCAGCATTTCTCGCTGAAAATGTCGTTTTGCCAGTTGCAAACCCTTGACAAGTTTGCGGGGCGCAAACTATGCTTCGTTCCATGGCCAAATCAGAAATCACGGCAGGTGCTGTTATCGATGCCCTCGGGGGCACCACAAAAGTGGCTTCGGCGCTTGATCTGCATCCATCGACAGTGAGCTGCTGGAGAGAGCGCGGATTGCCGACTTCATCGAGCCGACTGCTGCAGCTTTCCAAACTTGCTTCTGAGCGAGGTATTCGCGGCCTCACGCTGGAAACCTTGGCCGAACTAGCAGAGGTCCGCGCATGACGCGCGAACTGCAAAACCTTGCCCATGCTGACCATTCCGGGATGTGTCGAAACGACGACATTGGAATCGATTGCAGCGAGTTGCAAGAAAAATATTTACAACTTGAATTGAACAGGGGGACTCGCATGTCACGCCACTTCGGAACCTCCTATCATCCTGAAAATTATTACATGCGCGGGCCCGGACCGGCCTGCGCACAGAACGCGCGCAACATCCTCAAGACGAACGCGCGTCCGGCGTCCCCTGTTAAAGCCCCGGCTCGGGACGCCGGCCCTCCTTTCATTCTCAGCCACGCTGAGTTCCTCGCCGATATCACTTCTTCACAAACGCTGAAGAACCTCGTGACGACGGCATTTTCCTTTTTCGTGCTCGGCCTCGCGGCGCTGCCTTTCTTCCTCGGCGCCGTAGTCTACGCGCTGTTCTTCTAGTCGCCTGACAAGCCGCGCGGCTGCAACTGCGATCGGCTCGAACACAAAGTCATCCTCCGTCATGGGAGCATCCAGACACCATGACAGAGGTAATTAGATGAGGAACTTCGACAGGGAATCGCCTGCCATGTCCGCACTTGCTTTGACCGACGCGACCCGTTCGGCGCTCGGCCACCTGCTTCAGAAGGAGCAACACCGCACCGGCTCGCGGGAAGTCGCTTATGAGACCGTTGCCAAAAAGGTCGGGGCCAGCTCGTCTTGGCTCAAGAAATTTCTATCGAACCATCAGGAAGTGAAAGAACCGCGGATCACGCTTTTCCTATCGATCCGCGATGCTTACCGCGATTTGTGCAACCGCGTTGAACAAGAGCATGCGAACGAGCTGGCCAAGCTGGCGGCTCTGCGGGGGCAATTGAATGATGTTGACAAAGGGTTTGTGGAGCTGGTTGCGGGTTCGAATGGCTCGTCTGCTGGCTGAACGTTTCATCAACGGGAGAAAACATGGAACTCACACCAACGCAGATCGAATGCATGGAGAAGCACAAGGCATTTCGAGCCAAGATCGCACGCCAAGCAAAGCCGGATACCGGGATTTCATGTCCATCGGCTTCGGCAAAAATCCCTCTGATCGTTCTGATTGAGCCAGACATCACAGCGTGGGTCGAGCGCCAGAACGAAATTCCGCTGCCTCCTCCGAAAGAGCCGTGGTTTTGCATCATCGAAGAGATCGGCGACACCGGCATCTCAATTCCTGAAATTCAGCGAGCCGTGGCAAAGGATTACAACATCCAACTCAAGTATATGTTGAGCCAACGTCGACAGGCCTCGATTGTCCTACCGCGCCAAGTCGCGATGTATCTTGCCAAGGAAATGACGACGGCGACTCTTCCCTCGATCGGCCGAAAATTCGAAGGCCGCGATCATACCACCATCATGCACGGTATCCGCAAGATCGCTCGCCTCTATCGGGAAGACGATGAATTGATGGGACGTATCGAGCGGCTGAAAGCATCCATCACGGAGCGACACAATGAGCGACATCTTCACAACGCTACGCAAAATCCGACGTCTTCCAAGGCCGCACCGGATCGCGTTTCTCCAGTCGCTCACAGCCCTGGCGCCGCCGCGCTCCATTCGCCGCGCTGAGCTTGAGGCTGCGTTGAAGCACGAAATGACGGCGCAGATCCGCAAGGAAAACAGGAGATCGGCTTGAGCGAACTTGGAACCGTTCTCAACGCCCATATTTGGGAGCGCGAGCAGCACGAGCATTACGTCGAGCCATTCTGGTGCAGTGAACGGCTGTTCGAGGAAGAAGACTTTGCGGGTGAGATCTACGATCCATGTTGCGGTTTCGGAAGAATCGTCATGGGTGCAAGAAAGGCTGGATTTACTGCCTATGGTAGCGATCTGGTCGACCGTGGATTTGTCGGTTCAAAAGCCTATGTCGATTTTCTACATTCCGATTTTGATGATGTGGATAACATCGTCTGCAATCCGCCATTCGAAGTCGTGCCAGATTTTGCAGCTCACGCCTTGGCAAACACCTTGCGCAAGGTCGCTATGATCTTCCCGACCGCCCGTCTGAATGCCGCTCACTGGCTGCGCGGAACACCACTGGCGCGCGTTTGGCTGATGACGCCACGTCCCAGCATGCCGCCCGGCCATACGATCACGGCCGGCCAGAAGCCCGGCGGCGGCAAGATGGATTTTTGCTGGTTGGTATGGTCTCGCGGTCACATCCAGCCGCCCGAACTGCGCTGGCTGCGGAGGGACGCATGAAAGCACGCCTAGCCTACATGACCTTTCCAGCCCCCGGCGTCTTCGTCCTCAATCTCCAGATCGGAGACGGCGATCTGCAGCGCATAGAGATATCCAAGGCACACCTCACAAATATTATCGTGGACGGTGCCTCGGTTGCATTGCGGGAAACTTTCTCGGAACGGACTGGAGCTCTTGCGGAATGACGCCTATCGCCGACATGGTGCGCAAGATGCTTGAAAAAGGAGTCAATCACGAGGCGATTTTGATCGCGATCGAGGGCGCCGAGGAGGCAATTATTGCGAATAATTCCACCGGAATTCCGCGGAATTCCGCAGATGAAGTTGCGGAAAAACGACGTGCTTATGACCGTCAAAGAAAGCGGAATTCCACCGGAATTCCACCGGATTCCACCGGAATTCCTGAAGTGCCTCTCTCTAAGAGTAATCTAAGAGAAGAAAAGAGAGAGGCATCGCAAGCGGAATTCCGCGGAAACTGGAGACCTGACAAACTCGACTGGGAAAACGCCGTCGCAAAGTTGGGACAGCAGACGGCCGAGCTCGAATTGGAGAAGTTCAACGCGGTGAATCGCCGATCGGGGGCTAAGCGCGCCGTGGAATGGCGGGTATGGCTCATTCGTGCGGTCGACTATCTGGCCAAATCGAAACCAGCACCGGAGGTCGCAATGGTCGAGCAACCGATCAATTGGGAGCCGATTGTGCGGACATGGACGAAAACCGGCTACTGGTCGCACCAAGCGGGCCCAGATCCTGAATCGCCGGCTTGCCGCTGCCCGCGCGATCTCATCGAAAAAATAAGCGCCGAGGTGCGGCAATGATCAGAGATCCATCGGACGGATCGGTGCGAGACGTCACCGCCCCTGAAGCCAACGAGATCAATCAGTTGGCTGCAAAAACTGCGGTGTCCGTCACCATCCCATCAGGCCTACCGACAGCATCCACTCGGCCGCAAATGATTGCGAAGCTTGAGAAATCGCGCGAATGGCTGAAGAATTATCACGATAGCAAAGGCATGAAATGAGCCGCCAGAAGCGCCAAAAGCCCTACGACCCTACCACGGCAAAGATCCACGATCGCCGCACGGCAGACTTCAATCGCGGCCAGACCGGCCATGTCGCGCCGATCGAGGTCGACGACCCGATTGAGCGCGGCGCCCGGCTCGTCGTCATGCGCTCAACCCGTGATGACCCCTTGGGCCGCCTGCACTCACACCGTCAGATCGATGAAGCGCAATACCAAGCGGGCAGGGCGTTTCAGATGGACTTTGAAACCGCTCAGAACGGCCCCAGAGCGATTGATCCGGCCAAGGAGTACGTGGATGGCGGGGCACTGCCAGAACCTATCAGCGAGCCTCGCATGAAGGCTGTGGCCCGTTTGAACAAGATCGAAGCTGCCTTGGGAATGGAAGGTTCGATAATCGTGCACCAGATCCTCGTGTTCGGCTGGACAATACGAGCCATTGCCGGCGCTCGCGGGCTGAATGGTCGAAGCTGGGACGACTATTTCGGGAAGCGGTTTCGCTGCGCGCTCGACACTATGGCGGTGATTTACGGACTGGCGATGCGGTGAAGGGAACGAATTATGAGTATTTTTGGAGGTGGCTTCACAAGAAGCCAGAGCTATCAGCAACAACCCCAGACATTGGGAAGCATGTTCCCTGATGCTCGCGTACGTGCTGCTTGCGACGAACTGCGGGAAGCGGAGAAAGCATATGCCGCCGCCGAAGATAGATTGATCAAAGCTCGCCGGGTTGACAATGATGCACAACGAGAATGGCGCAATTTCTACTACCCGCAGAAAAATCAGGGATAGGAAAATGTGTACAACTTTCAGAAAACTTGCCCCCGGGGCAAATCAGTGCAACTGACTATAATCGCAAGCGAGATTTGTGGTTTGGTCCCGGTTGGCCATGCTCCTCCCCGTGCCGCCGCCCCGTATTCGTACCCGTTTACGGCCTTGGTGAAAGCCAAGGGGGATCGCCAAATTCCAAGAGGAATAAATGACATATCTTGAAGGTGATGTCGTTTCCAAGAAGACCGGCGGTCCTCTCATGACTGTAGAAGGCGAGCGCACGGA